AGTATTGGTATGTTGCAAAGGAGCTTGGTGAAGATGCCAAGGCAGAGGACATTTTGAAAGTCATGGAAGCAGTCGGTGGTGTCGCACTGAAACTTGCACTTGAATCAAAGGAAGGTCCCTTCGGTTTCAACAAGAAGGATGAAGAATCATGATGAATTACTTTGCACAAGCATCGTTGGATCTCAACGAAGCATGGAATATGAGTTGGGAAGAGGGCATTCAATTTATTATTGTCCTCGTCGGTCTCTACTACGTTAAGAAGAGACTTGATTTGCACTTCGCTAAGAAGCAAGCAAAAACTACCATATATAAAGTTAAGCTGATTGAAGACTGATGAAACTCTTAGCTCTTCCCCTGCTATTGCTCACCGCATCTCCTGCAAGTGCCATAACTTGGGAGGAGTTTTGGGAACCGTTTGATGGGAGACGACATACTCATGTCGAAATCCATCATCACCATCATCGTCGTCCCAAGAGAAAGTGTTTCGACAATGTATACACTGAATCTTGGGACCGTCATGGACACAAGCACTACTACTATCGAAGAGTGAGGGTGCCATGCTGGAAGAAGTATCATGATCCTTACGATCATCATCACCATCACTGAAACCAAAATCGACTTTTAGTTCCCAGAAAGTCGGAAAAAAAATCCCGCCAAAAATTAGGTTTCTAGGGTTTTTTCGAGGATAATGCGAAATAGGTTGTCTTTTAGTTGAAAGAGTGCTTCTTGCTCTCTAGGGTCACCACCCGCCCACTTTTCCAAATGAAAACAGACGGATTTGTACATTAGTGCAAGTCCGTCTTTTGTTATGTCTAGATTGTAAAACTCTGGATCAGTATCCACCGTATCCACCGCCACCGCTAGATCCGCTGCTACCGCTCGATCCACTAGATCCACTAGATCCACTGCTGCCACTCGATCCGCTGCTGCCGCTGGATCCACTAGATCCACTGCTACCAGAAGAATAGGAAGTTGTAACAGATGTTGTCACTGCTACAGAGGATGTGCCTGCCGCTGCTGGTGTTGAAGCAGCTAGAGTGGTTTGAGCAAGTGAAACTGCTGCAGCATTGGGATCACCATTGTTGAATGTCAGATCTCCACCAGATGCTGCAACTGTAGTAGAAGTATTTCTTCTGAAAGATGCTCTATCAATAAACTTACTCGCTCCAGAGATATAAGTTTTCTTATTACCGTTTTTATCAACTTCAAAGTTTTTCTTATATGCAACCAGAGATGCAAATTTCTCTTTAAAGAATTCTACATATCTGTTATTAGGAATGCCGATAAGTCTCTTCTTTTCATTTAGGTAAGTTTCATGCTCAAGATTGCTCACAGGGTAAATAGAATCCACTTCGGACAATATTGTGCCATCTGGTAGTGTTACTCTAAATTCACTGTTTACTTCAATTCCTTCTGCAACAAAAACTGATCCATCATACTCAACTTTGTTGGTTTCGTAGTGGTGGACAGAATCCCAATCACCATATTTTTCCAAAGTATAGTTTTTTAGCACTTCTCTGTCTTTTGGCCAATCTTCGTATGGATCAATAATATTGTTTGAGAGTAAAATAATCCAATCTAATTCAGAATCACCATAAAACGTATTAGCGACCATTTCTGGTCTCATACCTTCAGGGATATAAAAAGACTCGTAACTGTTGGTATATTTCTCTAACTTTTCTTCTAAAATTACTCTTCTAAAAAGATTTTTAACTAATCGGTAAGAGAAATTTTCGTCGTTATCTTCTTGACCGACGTAAATATTTGGTAAATGTGAAAAATATGCTGCCATTTTAGAATCCTGCTGCTGCGTCGGTTTGTGTCATAAATCTTGTTTCTGCAAAAGAAAGACTAATTTCTACAGCAGGCACGAATATTTGATTTGGTCCACTATCACCACTTTCACTTAAATCTGCAATAGCGTCTTTGAAAGACACATATTGACCATCAGGAGTATAATTGATAGAAACGTTATTACAAACGCAGGGGTGAAACTTGTAGTGTGGTAATTTTTTGATGGTATTTGAATTTGGATCTAATCTTACAAATTCTAGTAAGTATCGATCAGGCACCTTCAAAAATTTACCCTGAAGGTTTACTGCTGATGATCCACTGCCACTACCAGATGTATTCGCACTACCACCGTTATCGCCGCTAAATGTGTCTCTCAAGTTATTGATAAAATCGAGATCAGCATCACCTAGTTGAGGTAAAGATCCGATTTTCAAATACTTGATAATTGATAGAATCTCTCTTGCTTCGGTTTGATTCTTAGCAAACATCTTAAAATTAAATGAGTGTGATCTAAATTGCACACCATTGAAGACTTGCTCTGTAAATGGATTCATAATTCTACCAGCAGTCAATGCCTGTAGATTCTGACCCGAAACATTAGATTGCACACCTGCCAATGATCCAAGACTGCTGATCATTGATGCACCTTTATTGTAAGCAAATTCTGGTAGTAGACCTGCAGCAGCATTTTGTAAGTTACTTGCTGCTTGCTCGGATGAAAATCCATCACCTTTTAAGAATTGCCCAATTTGGGACACTGTTTGAGCACCAAAGACACCACCAGCACCCATAGCGACTTGCTCATAGTCTGCATTATATGAAGTTGACAGGGAAGATGGCATCGCCAGATATGCGATGGTCTCATTTAAATTTACTGCAACATTACTGTTGGGTAGATTGGTGCCACCATATCCACTATCACTAGCACCATAATCAATACGGAATCTCTGAAGTCTTAGATAGTCGATAGGTCCCGTTGGTCCATCAGGACCATCAAGTCTGTCTCCAGATACAGGAGCTGCCAATGGATATTTTAGTACGCTAGCCACCTAAATACTTCTACCTGTACTTTACTATGCTATTTATGAGGTATCAAGGACGTTATACCCCATCCTTCCCTCACAAATACAAAGGTGATCATAACAACGTTATTTATCGATCATCTTGGGAATACAAATTCATGAAATGGTGTGACATTACACCGTCTGTTGAAGAGTGGGGTAGTGAAGAAATTATTATTCCTTATATCTCTCCTGTTGATGGAAAACGTCACAGGTATTTTCCTGATTTTTATGTGAAGATACAAAATAGAAAATACTTAGTTGAAGTGAAACCCCTCAAGCAAACTAAAGAGCCAAAAACTCAAAAGAGGATTACCAAAAGATATATCAACGAAGTTGTAACTTGGAGTGTCAATCAGGCAAAATGGAAAGCAGCAAAAGAATTTTGTGCTGACCATAACTGGGAGTTTATGCTAATCACCGAAAAAGAATTAAAGGTATAACAATGACATTAGAAGGCAGAAGATTAAACGCTCCCAGGGCAAGATTGTCCCAATTTTCCTCGTGGTTTCAAAACAACGACTACAACCCGAGTTTTAATAATAGATATTCTGTGTCATTCACCACACCAAATATTTTAAGAGGTGGGAAATATTTAACGGGATTTGAGTATGAGTTGGGTTTACCTGACAATCAAAACTGTTTGAATTATTATGCAGATTCTGTCAATCTTCCAAGTAAGCAAGTAACCACTGGATCGATTACGAATGTTGGATCTACTTATAACTATGCAACATCTTCAACATTCAGTCAGATAAACATTTCATTTACCATGCCTAGAAATCACAAAACTAGGTTGATTTTTGAAAAGTGGGTGCAGTTAATGTCTAGCGATGCTAATCAATATACAGATTATTATGATGATTATGTTTGCCCCAACCTGTATATCTTTAAGTGGGAAAGAGGTGGAGGACCAATCTTTGACCTTCCAGAATCATTCAGAAGAATTTTAGAAAGGTTGGGTATTGATGAAGACCGAGTTGCCAGATATAAGGATGATCAGCTTGTAGGTCTTTATGATCTTCGTAATGTTTTCCCTTATAATATTGGTAGTATGTCTCTCACAAACGAGCAGGCAGGCATTGCAAAAATGGACGTTGGATTCTACTACGAGAGATATAGATTCTACGGTCAGGATGAGTTTGAAAATGAAGGCAGAGCATATGGTTTCGCTGGTGGTCTTTCCGCCGAGAATGATTTACAATATAATCAGTTTAATTCAAGGTCATAAATAAAATTACTGAATTGAATCTCTATGGCATTACCTAAGTTAAATGTACCTGAGTATACCACTAAAATTCCTTCTAGTGGTGTATCTATTAAATATAGACCTTTCCTTGTCAAAGAAGAGAAACTTCTTTTCCTCGCAATGGAAACGGGTGAGCAAGCAGATATGATCACTGCGGTGAAGAATATTCTGAAATCTTGCACCAATTATAAAAATGTTGATAAACTGTCAACCTTTGATATTGAATACTTGTTTTTGAAGATTCGCACCAGATCTGTTGGTGAGAATGTTGAGGTAAACATCACCTGTCCTGATGATGGAGAGACAGAAGTGCCTGTCACCATTCCTTTGGATGAAATCAATGTTACCACCAATCCAAAGCACAAAAAAGAAATTCAACTGACGGACGACGTTATTCTCACAATGGGATATCCTAGTCTAGATCTTTTTATTCAATCGAATTTCCTTGGTGAAACACCTGGAGTTGAGCAAGTGTTTGAATTGGCAGCATCTTGTGCTGAAAGTATTGCAGACACAAATCAAGTCTACCTTTGTAAGGATACTCCTAAGAAAGAGTTGATTGAGTTTTTTGAAAACATGAATACCAAGCAGTTTCAGATGGTGCAAGAATTCTTTGACACCATGCCCAAACTGTCTTATGAAGTGAAGGTCAAAAATCCCAATACTAAAAAAGAAAACACGATTCTTCTTGAAGGACTAGCTGCTTTTTTCGCGTAGCCCTTCTACATAATACCCTAAGAGCATATTATGAATCCAACTTTTCTTTAATGCACCACCACAAGTGGCCAATGGAATACATAGACAATTTGATTCCTTTTGAAAAGGAGATTTATGTGACCTTGTTAATGAATTATCTCAAAGAAGAGGAACGCAGATACAAGGACCAGCAAGCGAATGGCTAAAATACAAGCATACAAATTTGTTAACCCAGGAGTAAGCGAATCTTCTTCTCCCAAAGTTCGTGCTGCCGCTAGACAAACCCTTGCTGTAAATAGAATAGGATCTACTGTAGAAGGGATTGCAAATGTTGTTGTAGATTTAACATCAATCAATAAAGCAACATTATCCTTTCAAAAGAGGGTTGAAAGAACTAAAAAGATAAATCTACGACGTAAGAGAGACGCTGAGGCAGAAGCAAGACAAGAGAAAGCATCCTTAAAACTTGAGTCTCAGCAGAAAAGAAGGGCGGAAGAAGATAAGGAAAAACTTAATTTAGATAAACCCAAAGACAATCCATTCATGGAGTGGGCGGAGAAAACGTTTGCTCCGTTGAGGGATTTCTTTATTGCAATCGTTGGTATTTCAATTATCAAGAAATACAATGACATAAGAAACAATCCTGAAGAGAAGGAAAAGTTTGACGACTTCTGGTTTAAGACTCAATTTGTCTTTGGCAAAATTTATGATTTTGTCAAAGGATCATTTGATGCTGTAATAGAAGGATGGCAAGCCTTATTTGATGATGAAAAGAATTTCTTTGAGAAAATTGAAGGACTAGGTACACTTGTCAAGGGTATTGCTGGTTTTGCTGCTATCGGATTCTTCTTGAATCCTATGCTACTTGTCAATACGGTCTTGGGCGGTATTGACTTCATGCTCGGCGGTGGGGATGATGGTGGTGGATTAGACCCAGACCTTGATGGTCCTAACAAAACACCCCCAACAAAGACTGATGCCCAACTCAAAAAGATGGGTCTCAGTGATGACCAGATTAAACACTATAAAAAATTAAGAGATTCTGGTGAGAGCGCACAAGACGCCCTCAAAGCAGCAAGAAAATTTAAACCAAAACCAAATTTATTCCAAAGAGGTGCAAATATAGTCGGAGGGGCATTTGAAGCTACCTTTGGAAAATTAAAACAAGCTGCTCAAGCAACATGGGGATTAACTTCAGAATGGGCACAAAATCAATATGCCAATTTATCCGAATCTGTTAGAAAACAATGGGAAAAGTTTGCTGATATT